ATACCGCCATACTTGAAGTAAACACCAATCTTTTAACATCGTGTTTTATACATTGATTAATTACTCTTGCAGTTGCAACTAAATTATTCTCATAATTGTATTGTCTTATGAATGGAGATAAACCTTCAGCAGCATATGCTGCAAAATGATAAACATAATCGAATTTGTGAACCTCAAAACAATTCTCAATTGGATGTGTCACCAAATTCATTTGCCAAAATTCAACCTTTGGGTTTACATTTTCTTTGTATCCTCCGCTTAAGTCGTCCATTCCGACCACATGAACTTCGGGATGATTTTCAATAATGTAATCAGCGAGTCTTGAACCTAATAGTCCTGCGACACCGGTAATTAAAATTTTCATATAGTATTATTTATAAAATTAATTATACTTCGCCAAGCTTCATCTTCGTATAATTTATATACATTATCATTTTTTTGATTTTTTGTTCCTATTCGTTTTCTAGGGTGTACTTGATTATGTCCTTTTAATCTAGTATTAATATGATATTGAGGTATTCCTTTTTTTGAAAAAAACATTTCTAAACAATAATCCTCTCGAGCAAAATGAAGGTCTAAAGGTAAAAATGGATATGGGAGATTCTGAGATAGTGCAGTCATATTCCCATCTATTTTTAATTTTTTTAATTTAATTACAGTTGGGTCAAATTGTTCATTAAATTTATTTAATTCATCTAATGTTATGTAATCAGCACAATTAAAAGGTTTAGGTGCTTGTTCAGGTCGGATAGGAGGTCCATTTCTTGGAAATTGATGTATCCAAGGATGCTCAACCTCATCCCAAGTATTATCCCACATTTTTCTAGTTGCTAATGATAGAAAATGAGGTTCTTCTATAACAATATTTGATAATAAATAAAAATAATCTTCAGGTACTAAACAATCACTTTCTCCCCACACAATATATTTGTAATCATATTCCGACCCGTATATATCTCTTCTCCAATCACCTATATTATAAAATGGATCTGAATCTTTTTTAGTTATTATTTTGGATTTACTAATTAATGGATGTTGAAGGAAATGGTTAAACATTTTTTCAGGTTCAATTCCTTCTTCTGGTTTTTCTATATATGTTTGAGAATTTAAACATATTATAATATCTACATCTAATTCACTATGTTTAATAGATTCTTGTAATGAATCTAATGTCTCTAAAATCATTTCAGATTCATACCACATTATATGTAATGTATATAAAATTTTATTCATATTTTAAAATTTGTTCTATTCTTTCTTCAAGAGTATATTTTGGTTTATAAATTGAAAGCATTAACTCAGGATTACAAACTCTATAAGATACTCCAATGGGTTTATTTGTTAAATGTAATATACCATTTTTAGGTTTCCAACCAGATATGTCAAACATTGTCTTAGCTAACTCATTAAATGAAGTTGATATACCACTTCCTAAGTTTAAAGCATCTAATTGAATATCATTATTTACTACAGTCATTACCGCTTCAACAATATCTTCCATATGGATAAAATCTCTAACTTGATTTCCATCTCCCCAAATTTCAAAAGTATTAACTTTTGTTTTAATACGATTTATAAAGGAAGGAAATGGATAAGTTAAATCTTGGTCTGCTCCATAACCTGAAAATGGTCTAAAAACATAAACTTTTGTTCCTTGTTCTCTAACAAATTTAGCCAAATATTCTCCTGTTAATTTAGACCACCCGTAGGTAAAATCAGGAAGTCTAATATCATCTAGATTAATATCAGATTCTTTTAAGTGATATTTTAATTCTGGAATCTGTAGATGAATAGGGTAAGCTGCTGATGAACTGAAATATACTATTTTCGGTTGTTTTGTTTTTACAACCCAATTAAAAAATTCTGAATCGATTGATAAATCTGTTGCTACTGACAATGGTTCATTTTCAATTGTTTCTCTACCACCTACAATAGCGGCTAAATGAATAATTAAATCAAATTTTTCTACTGAGTGTTTAAAAAAATTTCTACAATCATTTCCTTCTTTTAAATCTATCCCCGTTATATTATGTTGATTTTTAAAGTATTTTAAAAAGGACCTACCAACAAATCCTAAATGTCCAGTTATTAGAATTTTCATTGAGTTATGTTGTTATAAAAATTATTTTGTCTTTCTTGACGTTCAATTTTTTTATGATGAATTAATGAATATGAATCTTCGTTTGGTAGTAGACTATAATATTTTGCACCAACAATTTTCTCATGAACTTTACCTTCCCACTTTAATCCTTTTTTAAATAATCTACCCTGATAATCGGGATAATTAATTCTATTATTGGAATCTACTTTCCACTTCCACTTTTGAATATGTTCTTCGGTGATACCATCAACAGTATTAATTCTTGGTATATAAAAAATCTCGACCTCATCGTTTAACTCGAATAGTTTTGGTAAGATATCCATCAACTCTTTGGTTATCATTTCATCGGCATCAATTTGAAAAATGAAATCACCAGTACAATAATCGTTTAGTTGATTCTTCCAGTCCGCAAAATTATTATTCCAGCCAAACCCCCTCCATGTTTGAACATTAGGTAGTTTATTAAATGAGAGTAGGTAATCTAATAATTCCTCCTCACCATTTTTTTGGTCAAACAAAATAACAATTTCGTCTTCTATTCTTTTATTTTTTATTAAAAAGGGTAAGAGATTTTTTATTTCATTAATCTCATTGCATGCCGTTATTGCATAACTTATTTTCATATCTTTTTCCCGAATGTGTTTTAAATATTTTTATAACCTCTTAAAAATTTAAAAATCTTTTTATCCGTTATAAGTAATCTATTAGATGGTGATGAGGTACCAATACCTATTGTACCACCCACAAAATTGATAGTACTGGTGGTGGGCCCACTGCTTAAACCCGTACTGATTGTACCTGAACTGGTTATACCTGTACTGATTGTACTGGTACCACTTATGACATTAAATGTACTCGAATCACCCATAAGAAAGGTTCCATTTGACGTAACTCTAAATCTTTCAGTATCTGAAGTTGTTATTAAACCATGATTGGCGGTTGAGGTTGATGTGTTAAATAGAAATCCCATATCATTTAATTTTGTTTAATTTAGGTAACACAAGGTCTTTCTTTTTAGGGGGTTCAACCATGTGTGTAGTTATTATTTCTTTAAATTTTTCTTTCATTTTATTCAGAGTAAACTTCTCCAAATTCTCTTCTCTTAAAATCTCGGATTTAACCAAAAATTTATCATAGTCATCCTTAACCAATTTTAAAATTTCAATAAACTCATTGTAATTTGCGGTAAACCATTTAGAACCTTTGATAATAAAATTATCGACAGCACTTTCATCAACCTCAGTCAATTTACCACCAATCATTATAGCTTTATCCATTGGTAGAAAGTCCTTATGACCAGACCAATTTGAGGCAATTACAGGTTTACCCGTCATTGTAAACTCTAACAACGGACGACCAAATCCCTCACCTTTTGTTATTGAGACCATTGCCTTAATTTTTGGATGGTTGTACAAATCATTCATTTCTGAATTCTTTAATTCACCGAAAAGTAGATATACCGGTGCAGCACCAGGAATATCCTTTACAATATTAGTGATTTTTTTTCTAAAATCTTCTCTTTGTTTGATTGAAAATGTTGCTGATGATGTCTTTAAAACCAATGCTGGTTTATTTTCATACTCAGAAAACGCTTGTGAGAAACATTTAATCAACATACCCACATCTTTTCTATCCTGACCCATATTACCCTTCAACCAATGACCGACAAAAAGGAAAGCAAAATCCTGTTCAATTGGTAAGTCTAACCCCTTATATTCGTTATTGTAGATTTTCTCATCCACACCTTCAAATAGTACTGAGATTGGTTTCGTGATTTTATGTTGGTTAACCAATTTTCCAGTATTCTTTTCATTTTCATTGTAGACAGTTTGTAACAACACGTCTCTTGAAAATGTTGAGGTGGTTACAATAAGATCCATTCTATTACATCCATCAATCCAATCCTTTGGTGCAACAGTTGTTTCAATACCAGCTGTTACACCAATATTAAATTTACCAACTCTATTAAATTCATTTGGAACTGTAACCTGTACATAAATGTCGGGAACGACATTTAATGATGTAACGATGTTGGATTCAATCCACTTGTGAAATACATTCTCTTCTTCTAATGCTGTTAATGGGGTTGAACCCCAAGCACAACTATCCACCTTAATATCAAATAAATCCATTTGATACAATGACTCCAATAAATCTCTTGAATGTGAACCATAACCACTTAATGTTTTTACTGGTCCTCTAAATAATAAAAATGGTTTACTCATACAATTCGATATAAATTAAAACGTTCTCTTGGTTTCCAATTTTCAAAGGTTTGTTCAAAACCTTCAATCATTTTATCACACATTATTTTGTTGGATAAGTTATCCAACATAAATTCTCTACCCTTCAACCCTCTTTCTTTTCTCTCTTCTTTAGTCCAACTATATACTTGACCAATAGCATGGGAAACTTCATAGTCGTTTACTCTATCGTCAAAGATATATGGGGTTGGTACCGAACCATTTAGATTAATTGCCGCGGGCCATACCGGTACAACCCATTCACCATGTAATGTTGACCCGTGTGTCTTCTTATCGTGTAAGGTACCAAATGTTATGTAATCTTCCTCACTATAATTAAATCCACATTGGTCTTGTAAACCACCGGTCA